TCGAGTTTTTCCAGGTAGGCCTAAGAGGTAAGAATCACAGATCCCTTTATATTCCTCTTCCACCAGATTCACCAGACTCAAAGGTTGAATTTAAGATGGAGCCAATTGAGGCAGGAACTCAAGAGTCCTCATTTAACGTGTATCGTAAATCTAATAGAGATGAAATTCTATTATCTCACCGTGTCCCAATTAATAAAATTGGAACTCCCGAAGGAGTTCATTTGGCAGTGGCTCGAGATGCCGATAAAACATTTAGAGAGCAAGTATGCCGTCCAGCACAAATGAATTTGGAAAAGAAATTAAATAAAATTATTGAGGAAATGACAGATGCCCTAATAATTAAATTTAATGAGCTTACTTTGACCGACGCCGATACCCAGTCCAAAATTGATGAAAGATATTTGAGGATGCAGGTTGTTACCCCTAATGAGGTAAGAATTAGAATGGGTATGGTCCCACTTGACGGCGGAGATAAAGTCGTTGAATTAAAACCACAGCAACAGGCAGAGGCAAGAGCACAGGCAGGAAAAACCAGAACTAGAGATTCTGAAAGGTCTGCAAATTCCCCAGATATTTCTGGAGAAGGCCGAAATGCTCAGGGCGACGGAAGACAAGTCGACTAACCCTACTCAACTGATTATTTGCCTTATATACAATAACGTTATAAAATTAAGCATATGAATATTGAGAAATCTCTTTGGTCTTCGCATGGCGATAACATCACGTTATCCGTGCCATTTACCAAAGTAAACCGTGAAAAACGCACAGTCTCAGGATTTGCAACACTTGATAATGTTGACCAGACTGGTGATGTAGTCACCTCTGAAGCAAGCATTAAAGCATTTGAAAATTTCCGTGGAAATCTTCGTGAGATGCATCAACCAGTTGCAGTAGGCAAGATTGTTTCTTTCAAACCAGAAACTTATTACGATCCAGCATCAAAAGAATTCTATAACGGAGTTTATGTAGATGCATACATCTCAAAGGGTGCTCAAGATACATGGGAAAAAGTTTTAGATGGAACTCTCGCAGGTTTCTCTATTGGCGGAAAGATTATTGAATCAGATAATGAAGTTAATAAGGCAACAGGTAAGACTGTAAGATTTATTAAAGACTATTCTCTAATGGAATTGTCAATTGTAGATTCACCAGCAAACGAACTTTGCAACATACTCTCAATATCTAAGATGAACGGTCAGCTAGTATTTAAAGGAATGGCAGCGGATATCGTAACAGAAAATATTTTTTATTGTAACGAATCTGATTCAGTATTCATTTCCACAGAGTCATCATATGATTCCCCAGTTACAGGTAAGCCTGCAACATTGATCGGATGGGTAGAGTCAAACGATGTTAACAAAGCAAAAGAAATAGATAAGATTCTTGATTTACATAAAAAGTCAAGATTGTCGACGCCTGAAACACAAATTGCAAAACAGGCAGACATAGAAGGAGGTAAAGAAGTGTCAGATAACACAGAAAACGTAGTTGCAGAAGATGCAGTAGCACCAGAAGCAACCGTAGAAGACACAGCAGCAGTTGCTCCCGCAGAGGAAGCACCAGCTGTTGAAGAAGCTCCTGCAGATGCAGTAGTAGACGCTTCTGCCGAAACTCTAGAAAAAGCAGCCGACGTATCAGAAGTTATGGTTGATGAACCTGATTTTGCAAAGATGCTAGGCGATCTTAAAGGCTTTTTCTCAGAAACACTAAATAAGGCTTCAGAAGCAAATGCTGCTCAAGTTTCACTTATCAAAGATACAGTTGAAACATTCAGCAAAAGCGTTGATGGTCGTATTTCAGAATTGGCAGAACAACATACAGCACTTTCAAAGGCTGTAGAAGATATCAAGAACACGATTGATGGCGTAGAAAAGCGTGTCGATGCAGTAGAATCAGAGACTGCAATTAAGAAGTCCTCAGACCTTGGCGGGTCTCAGGAAGTAACAATCAAAAAATCAAAGTGGAACGGTTCTTTCCTCGGTTCCGTAACAGAATTAATTAAATAAGGTAGGTGAAATATAATATGAGTAATGAAACATTAGAGAAGGCAATCGCAGCAGGAACAACTGCAACAGCGACATTTGCCTCAACTACTGGCGCTTCAGGAGTACACGTAGCTGGCGAAGCTGGTAACGGTGGACTTCTAAACGCAGAACAATCAGCCCGCTTTTTAGATTATATGTTCGACGCAACCGTAATTGGAAAAGTCGCACGTACAGTCAGAATGAGAAGCGATACAGCAGAGATTGATCGTATGTCCGTTGGTGAGAAGCTTATGACTCTCGCAACAGAAGGAGATACAACTGGCTCAAACGCAGCAGTTACTTTCTCAAAGATCTCTCTTCAAACAAAGAAACTTCGCTTGAACTGGGAGCTTTCAACTGAGTCTCTAGAAGACAATATTGAAGGTCCAGATCTAGAAGATCACATTGCCCGTTTGATGGCAACACAAGCAGGTAACGATATTGAAGACGTAATCCTTAACGGAAATACATCTTTGTCTAGCGATGACCTATACAAGTCATTTGATGGCGTTGTAAAGAAGGCCAAGGCTAGCGGACACGTTGTAGCTGGTGCAGGCGCAGGAGTATCTCGTGAGCTTTTCAACAAGGCTCTAAAGGCACTTCCACGTAAGTACAAGCAACGTCGTGGCGACCTTCGCTTCTTGGTAGGTTCAAACCTAATCCAAGATTTCCTATATGCTAACAGCATTGGAACAAACCAGACAATCCCACAAGATATCGCATCAAGCGTTATCCGTGGCGCAACTCCAGGACTTGGTGGTCCAGCAGGATATGTAGCACCATTCGCATTTGGTATTCCAATTGTTGAAGTTCCTATGCTAAAAGAAGCACAGGATGGTTCATATTCAGGCGAGACTGGCGATCACGGAGATATCCACTTGACATTCCCAAATAACGTAGTTATTGGTATCAAGCGTGATGTAACCGTCTATCGTTTCTTCCAGCCACGTAAGGACTCTATCGAGTACACAATGTATACTCGTGTAGGCGTTCAAATCGAGCAGGCAGACGCATGGGTAGTTGTTAAAGACGTTAAGATTGCTTCCTAATTAATAGGATTTAGATCTGCTAAAAGCCCCCTGAATTAATTTTTGGGGGGCTTTTCATTTTAATTTAGTAATGCTATAATTGTTTAGAGTAGAAATAGGAGATATATATGTCATTTGAGACATTAAAAGTATCTGAGATAAAAAAGATTGCAGAAGATTTTGCAGTTGATACAGATGGTCTAAAGAGTAAGGCCGATATCATTGCCGCCCTCGCAGAAGAAGGCGTAACTTGGTCTGTATATAACAAGACCATGGACAAGATGGAAGAAGAAGATATGACCGTAGAAATCCTGCCTAAGTTTGATCCAAAGGCGGAACAGCCAGAAAACACAGTATTAGTAAGAATGACTAGAGATAACTTTAGATATGATATTATGGGATTTACGTTCACAAAAGAGCACCCATTTATTGCAATGAGTAATGAAGCAGCGCAAGCAATTTTTGATAAGGAGGAGGGCTTTAGATTAGCAACTCCAAGGGAAGTCCAGGAGTACTACAACTAGTCTACGCCTCTTAAATGGCAGAAGTATTAGTAGGTTCACAATCTCCAGTAACACATAAAGTGTTCTGGAACGGAGATGTTGCAGACGCAACCTCTGCACCAGTTGTCAAAATTTATGACGTAACAAATGATCCAGCAGTAAGTCCTGCGATTGCTTCGACCACGCTTTTGACAACAATTACATCAACCCTGGATGAAAACAATCCAGGAACATATACAATTAACGTCCCTTATGCATATACTGACAGAAACAGAACTTTAAGACTTAAGTGGGAATATGCAGTTAGCGGAACATCTGTTGTTAAAACTGAAGACGTTTTTGTTGTAACTCCTTACGTTGATTTTAATCATATTCAAGATATGGGCTTTGCGTCAGATTCATCTGACCCAGGATATAAGTCATACTCAGATTTACTTAAAGCAGAGAAATATGCTCGTAAACAAATTGAAGGATATACTGGTCAATACTTTTATTTGTATGATGACGTGTATGTTGTATACGGATATGAGTCAGATACTCTACCACTTCCTGCCAAGATCAACTCTTTGCAAAAGCTATTTGTAAAAGATATTTTACTTATAGATAATTTGTCTAGCCCAGCAGTCAACAACTGGGGATTAGCAGTAAATATATCTGAAACAAAATTTGGTCTTAGAGTTGACAGGTCTAGCACACTAGACAACGCTGTCTATATCGCAAACGGAATGGTGCCTCCAAGCATTCATGATTACTCTGGAATATTCCAGTCTGGTATTCCTTATAAAGTTCAAGCAAGATTTGGATGGGACTCTGTTCCTGAGAATGTAGAACAAGCGGCAGCAGAATTAATGAAAGACTACTTCTCTAAAGATACAATGTGGAGAAACAAATACGTAAAGAACATATCTACATTTGACTGGGACTTTGAATATACAGGAGATGCCTACACTGGAACAGGTAATGCATATGCAGACAACCTATTAGCAGATTACGTCTTAACAGCTAAAGCAGAGATTATATAATGAATAGCATCGTAGACTCTGTCTTGTCTATGAACTTGGATGTATATAGACAGTCTGAGATTCAAGATACCGACACAGGGGCAATAGTCAGAGAATGGAATTTTTATAAAACTGTTCCCTGCCACGTTAAAGGAGTTATTAGCAACTCTGCTACTACCCGCTCTAGCGATAAGCAGATATTTTCAAATAAGTATTTAAACGATCAGGTTGTTCAAGTTAGAACAGCAGAGAAATTAACTGCCAGAGAAAAAGTTACAAACATTAGAGACTCAGAAGGCAACACCATTTGGAATGAAATCAATTATCCAAATGAGACTCCAACAGTATTTGAGGTTATGGGAACAACTCCAGTCACAGATCCGTTTGGTCGTGTGATTGCATATAACTCATCTATGAAGAGATCGGAGAACCAGCAAATTGGACAATAGCGGAATGTTGGTTCAAGCAGCAAGCGGACTCGAAAGAATGATGTACGCAAATCAAAGCGGACCCTTAAAAGATAGCACAGTAGCTCAGGTATCGGCATATGTGTATTATGAAGCAGCAGTATTGTCCAAGCTTACAACGAATGCTCAATTCAAGGCATTGTTTACAAAAACAATATTTGATCAGATAAACTTAGACTTTGGAAATTATATAGATGCCTTGGCAAGGTCAAAACCTAAATCCTTGCATCATGTTTATGAATGGAAAAAAACTGGAAATAAGACCGCAAGACTTTTTAAATTAAATAAAATATCAGAAGACGGATTATCATTTAGACTAAACTACGAGTTTTTGCCATCAAGATCTATGGTTCCTGGTGCGAGTGGAAAACGTAGACATATGTTTGCAAACAAGGCTTCAGTTATGGAAGCAGGAAAACCTTTGGTTATTAGACCTAAAAATGCAGAGCGTTTAGTCTTTGAAATAGATGGAGAAACAGTGTTTATGCCTAAAGGCAAATCTGTAACAGTTAGACGACCTGGCGGGTCTGGCTCAACTAATCAATTTACTTTGGCTCACTCAAGATTTTTTAGCGGTAACTTAGTTAATGCTTCAATTAAAAACTCTGGGTTTCAAAGAATATTTAATTCGAGCATGAGCAAGGCGCTTAGAGTTCCTTCTAATATTAAAAAAGTTCAGTATTCTTTTTCACCAAATTTAATTAGATCTCAAGCAGATGCCGCATTGGCGGCTTCATTTGGAGGTGCAATGTGACGGCTAACTATAAGCTAGATGCAATGCTAGAACTTCGTAAGTATCTATGGAAAGAACTTTATACTCGTAATATATTTGACGAAGAGGACTATTGGTCAGATAATCTAAATGAGAATATTGTCCCAATTATCCCAGTTCAACAAGCAGCTGAAATGAATCAGTTCTTGAGCGGCAAAAAGCATATAGTCTACGACAAGATAGGTATGTCCTACGAGGACAACTGGCTAATTTGCTGTGAGCAGATACTATTCACCATATACTCAACGTCTGTATCAGATATAAACGAGATTCGAAACTATATGACAGATGAATTTAGGAGAATGGACGAGTCTGCTAGAGATATAAATAAATGGACAGACCTATCAAATAAATTTAAATTTCATACTATTTGGGTAGCAGATATCTCCCCAACGGCCCCTTCAGAAGAACTTCAAGGATTCTTTTCAGCAGAGGTCATATTAGAGGTCAAGTATTCAAGGATCACAGATTCGGTGGGTAGGTTCCTTTAGGGTTTGCCTTTTTACCCGTTATGGAATAAACTTATCCTAAGAGGAAAGAAGCC